GTTCTGTGCTTGGCCAACCTTGCACTTACCCGGTATGCGCTTGAGCAGCGCTGGGGGAGGAAGATCTCGATCGCCCAGAGTGGGATCTTGATCAATGGTGATGACATTGGCTTCGTTGCGGATGATGAGGCATACAGTCTTTGGTCGCGGGTCACCGCGGCCGGAGGACTGTCGCCCTCGCTTGGCAAGAACTTCCGGGCTAAGGACTTCATTGTCCTCAACTCGACGTTCTATACCATCGCCGGCGAGGGCAGTGGGCGTGTTCTTACCCACTTGCCTTACATCAACTACGGCCTGCTCACGTGTCGGAACACAAACGGCACTCCGATCGATAGTCGTGAGACTCTGGTGCCTGTGGGGGGTGATGAACGTACACCCACCATCGGCATGCTGGCAAAGGACCTCATCCGTGGTCATACAGAAGAGTGGCAGCTGAAGCTTCTCAAGCGGTTTGTAGCCGCGTGGAAGCCCCAGATTGACGCCTTCTGCCCCCATGGGATGTCCTACTGGGCGCCCCCCCACCTTGGTGGCCTCGGACTTCCCTGTATAGGAGAGTTCAAGGCTGCGGATGGAAAGGAGCGCTACAGTCGCTGCCAGCGTGTCATGGCATCATTCCTCGCTCATGACCGCGAGAGACAACACCAGCTGAATACCATCAACTCCCTCACCAAGAGCGACAGCGCCACCCTTTGGGACGCTATCGGCCCGCTGTTGCGGCGGGTGGAGGAAGTGGCAGGGGGAGAGTGGTATAAAGAGGCAACGACGGAGTCTGTGGCCACCACCTATCCGGTGGATGATGGCCTCTCCGCTCTGACCCCATCACTACTCGCAGGGGCCTTCGCCGGGCGCATGAAGCGCCGGGAGGCCCTTGAGGCTGCAGAGTACGACGTGGCGTGGAGGCGCTGGAAGAAGCTCTATGAAGAGCTTTTTGACCACGCGCGACGCACGACCTTCCGTCCTCTAACAGATAGTGAGATCTCGAGTGATCTGCCCTGGCGGAAGAGGGTTAACCCCTTTCTCTATCAGGACTTGAATGCTCGAGTCGATCTGCGACAGTCTCACGGGACGACTTCGCAGGCGAACACCGCGTGGAGAAGAGCGGGTGTGAGCCAGGAATCAAGCGCGACTTTCGCCGAACACACGCTTGATTGAATCCTGGCAGCACCTTCGAACTGGCGGATTTATCCTTCCTAACCAGCTACTCCCCTTCACAACGTG